ACCTGGTCTTAAACTTGCTAATCCACCATCTGCAAAATCATAGAAAGATCTTTGTACAGATGCTTTAGGAGGCATGAAATATAATGCAGCGTTTGTAGGGTCTCTATAATATTCTCTAGCTTGTCCTCTAATTTCTTCTACATCCGGTTGAGGCATAGTATACGATGTACCTGTATCTTCCTCTTCTTCGTCACCCATAAAAAATGGAGCAGCTATACCTGCAGCACCTAAACCTGTTAATGCTGTTCTCCCTAAACTAAAATTACCTTTAGGATCATAAAACATACCACTTAACAATCCTTTTTTACCTGTAGCAGCATTTATTGGTCTAACTAAATTCATAAGATTACTAAATCTAGATAATCCCTGACCCCCAGCAAATATACCTTTACCACCTAAAAATTTAGCACCACCTAATCCATAACCTGCAGCCGCTAACATTGCCATCTTACCTATTGGTGATTTAGCAACTTTCTTAACAGCTCTACCTGCTTTTTTAACTAGTTTACCTAAAAAATATCCTTGTCTCTGGTCTTCGAGACCCATAATGCCACCCATATTCCGCATTTGTCTTTCCATATTCATTCTTGAAATTGCCATAATCTTACCCTTTTATCGCCTTTTTGTTCTATAATCAATCATATATCTCTAGCATATCTGCTAGTCCACCGTCCATATAGTAAACTCTACCACCATCCATATAGTGTTGAGAATAACCTTGGGAAGTACCCGTTCCAGCAGCTGTTGCTTGAGCCGCGTTTTGTCCCTGAGCATTAGTTGCTTCTCTACCACCACCAACAGCCCTATCACTAGCACTATAACCACCACTATCTCTAGAAACATAACTACCAGAATCTAGTCTACTTTGAACTTGAGCAACCCTGTCTCTCTCTGCTTGTGCTGCTGCCGCTTCTGCCGCTGCTGCCGCTGCTGCTGCATCTTCTTTTCTTTTCTTGTCTGCAGCTTTTTTATCTTTTCTCATTTTATAAACTTGTTTTGTTTTTTTACGTGCACCTAAAATTTGTGCTTCTGCATCATCTAATAAACCTAATCTTTCCTCTAACGTAGTAGTGTCTAAACCTTTTGCTTTTTTATCTGCAATAGTTTTTTCAATTGTATCTCTTCGTTTACCAAATGTATCTGCATCTATTTTATTAAGATTGTAACCTGCCATAATACCACCAGCAGTATTATAATCATCAGTAACAATTCTACCTATGTCGTCTGTAAATATACCTGCACCTCTTGCTTCATTTTCCATAATAGCTCTTTCATTAATAGGCATTACTCTACCTAAAAAATCTTTTGCCATTCCAAACCCTTTTCCTATTAAACTATTTGACATATAATTTTTTATAGCACCTGGTATTCCTGGTTCAGGGACACCTGACGGCACACCATAATACTCTGGATAGTTGTCCATAAATTTTTGTGCTTCTGTCATTGAAGAATAGTTAGGGTCATACTGGTCAATGTATTGTCCCTGAGCCCCGTACTGTTCTTTGTTATTCATTATAATTTCATTAGCTATGTCTTTTAAACCTGTTAAAGTTCCACCAGTAAAAGAACCATAGCCCTGACTGTTAGGGTCTATTCCTTGAGCTAGTGCTTGGCTAGCTTGATTATAGGCTGCTTGTGCATTTTCTACACCAGTACCATAAGGTTTTGGATTAAATGTTCCAGAATATATCTCACCAGCTTGTCTACTCGGAAATGCATTGTAGTCCTGTCTAACATTACTCATGTTTGTGTTATAAGGATTGAATCCATCACCACTATCTCTAGGAATTAGAGTAGGGATACCTCCTGTTTCTGTATCTACAATAGGTTTGCTTTCAGGTATTTTAAAAGGGTTTAATAAAAACTCAGTTCTAGGTATGTAATTATACCCTGCTTCCCTTACCTGTTTATCGTAATCACTTAATGCCATTACTCTTCTTTGTCCTCATCAGATGATGCACCTAATGGTGGCATCGCTGCTACTTTTATTTTTAATGATCTTGTTATGTGTTCTTGTTGAGTATCTGTTTCAGGGTTAGCAATATCGTCTTCTGCTTCTTTATCTGAGTTGTACTCATAATTAGTTTGTGTATTTCTTAATATTACTTCTGTTTCACATTTCACAACCGGTACTTTTTTACCATTGATTATTGTGTATGCTACTTCGCCTTCTTCTGTAAATGCCATAATTAATCCCTATTTATTTCTAATATTGCACAAGTGCCTTCGAATATATCTGCTGTAGCAGCTTGTAATTGTAGTTTATCATTCTCTTCTAACACAATTGAGCCGTCAGAGATAGACTTAGAATCCCCTGAGTTTACAGTATGTTCAGCAAATTGAAAAGCAGTTGTTGCTGAATTATCATATAAAAAAGCTTTTATTTCTGTGTTTCCGCCACCTACATTAGCCGCATGTATATTCTGTATTATAGCCCTAGAATTAGATGGACATGTATAAACATCTATTACAGATGTTGAGTTTAGGTCAAAATTAGCATTTTTATAAATATTTGCCATTAACTATTATTACCCGAAGATTTAAACCAAGTAAATCTTTCTGTTTCTTGTTTAAGTTCATCTAAAAATGTAGAGTTTAATTGTTCTGTAATTAAGGCAATAGCTCTATTAATTTGTTTTTGGTTTGAAACATCATATTCTTCTTTTGGTTCCGGTATTCTTATTACTATCTTAGCCATTATCTTCTTCCATCTGGTTGAATATCTAATCTTATAGTCCCAAATCTCCAAGACTCTGATGCGCTATCATTTTCTATTTTTATATTAACAAATCTTCCTCGTGCTCTTGTATCCTTTTTTTGAGTAGAAGGTGTAATTGTAAATGGACTTAAGGCTGTCGCTGTTTGAGAATCTGAAGGATATCTTTTAACTGCAAGTGTTACTTTTGCATTACCTGCAAGATCTTTAAAATCAGGTATGAATCTTCTAACCGCAAGAAAAACTTCTCCAGCTAATGCATATGTTTGTCCTCTTTGTGCCTGTTGAAGATCATAGTCATATGACTGTATAAAAGAGGTAACTGTTGTCGTACTACCGTCAGGATTAACTTGATCAGTACCTACCTCATGCTCGAATAATGTAGTCTGCCCGAGCCCTGATTCCCCAATAATGACTGGAAATGTCCCTGACGCACTATCATTAAATTTAGTTGCAATAGGGTTAGGATACACGGTTGCATCGATCCAGGTAGTTCTAGCTTCTGTTCCTATATACCAAACACCTCCGGGTATTTTGCCACTTTCACCATAATTAAATACAACATACTGATCATTATATTCTGAATTTGTTGATGGATAATACCAAGTCACTTCTGTGTACTGATTATTTAAACCCGCATAAACCTGTTGTCCTTTTGTAGTGTCTGCTTGATCATAGACATAATCTTCAACAGTACATGGTAGAGATTTAACTGTACCATCAAATGCAAAGAAACCGTTAGTAGACATCCAGTAAGCTACACCATCTATTTCAACCGCTGCATTTTTACCAATCAATCCACAGTTAGTACCAACTTGTTCGAATCCAAATGTAAAAGGTGCACCAATAAATTTCATGGTGTATAAAGCGTTGTCTGTCCAAACTAGAATAGTTTCTTTTGCTTTTAAGGCACCCATAATTTTAGTACCGTCTTGTAGTCTTTGTGTACCAGCAGAGTTAATAGCAGTTACTGTATAGTCATTTATATCTTCTTGTTCTGAAAATCTTATAAACATATCATCTTGTGTTGCAGATGAACCAATAGTTGTTTCTGTTCCAAGATGAATTAAGTGACGTGTTGTTGGTGATACTAATGTTACCCTTGTTGCAGTTGGATTGTTTGTAGTTGCAAATCCAGATGTAGATGTAGCTGCTCTTATTGTTAAAGCATTTGTTGCACCTGCGTTCCATGTAAATGTTTTACCGTTTGCAATCGTCGCAACTAATACCTGACCAAAATTACTTAATGACCAAAGACCTGGTTCAAGTGTTATGTCGTCTGCAGATGATGCTTCTCCCCAGTTTCCCGTTCCCCAAGTATCTGTACCCCAACCATAACCATATGATTGTGCGGCAGGACCTACTGGCTCGTAAGGAATTAATTCTATACTACCACCTGTAGACACCGTTCCTGTTGCATTAGAACTTTGTGTAACTGTAAATACAGAACTAGATGTAACAGAAGTTACTTGAAAATTTTTATCTTCAAAGTCAGAATCAGAATAACCTGTACCACCAGGTAAAGTTACATTATTAAATTGTACGATGTCACCTGCTACCAATCCATGAGCAGATTTAGTTACAGAACAAATAGCAGAACCAGATGTAGTTGCAATTGTTGCACTAGTTAAAGCTGTTTTAACAGGTGTGATGTCATATAACTGACCTTCAAAATAAATAAGTAAACATTTATCTGTGCCGATAGCAACATATCTGTTACCGGATAAATCTACAAATGCAAACTCACGTCTTGCAACACCAACAATTGTATCTGTAATAAGTGATGACCAGCCACCAACTTTTTCTGGCAGCATATATCTAAATCGTACGTTATCACAATCTACCCAACGCTGTTCAGCACCTACTGTTGTGTTTTGTTTATCAATTCCTGGAACGAATTGAAAGTCAAGAAGAGCCATAGTTCAGCCCCTATATTTTATCTTTGTATACCCAGCCTCTCGTTGCATTAACATATACTAACGTGAAAGCTGAAGCATTTGTTGAAACAACTAGATCATTACCTGCACCATTTATATTTGATCCATTTCTTCCGACTGTTAAGTTGTTAGATGCAAGGTTATTACCACTGTCTATAAATGTAACCTCATTTCCTATTGCAGGGGATGCGGGTAAATTAATTGTAATAGCTGTACCAATACCACCCCCAGAAGTATCTATCAAAACCTGATCACCATTAACTGTAGTATAAGTAGCTGAAGGTGTGTAGTATCCTTTAGTCTGTAGTTTACCTGTAATGTTTGTTCCATCAGAATATAAAACTGTAGTTGAACCTACAGGTAAAGCAATTCCTGTACCTGAAACTGTTTTAACTGTTAGTGTATAATTAGATGCTGATCTTGCTGTTGCATCTTCTACAATAAACACTCTTTCAGCACCATCAGGCATAGTGACTGTTCTATTAGCAGCCAAAGTTCCTGTTAATTTATAATATAGATTTTTACCGTTTGCTGTTGCATGATTAGCTAAAGATAAAGCAACATCTGAACTAGCTACACTTAAAGATAAATAACCGCTAGCTGCTTGTTCTAAAATCTGTAAATTTGTATTTGTAATAGTACCCCAGGTTCCTGATTTCTCCCCTGTGGTAATTAATTCTAGTTTTAAATCACTTGACGTACTTGATGCCATATATTTCTCCTACGGATTGTTCGGGTCAATAGGTACCCAGGTACCCGTTGTTCCTGGAACTATCGGGTTCCAGTTTATCACATCTACCGTGTTAGTTGCAAGGTTTATTTGATTACCAGTTACAGTAACTGTTGTAGGAAAAGCAATAGTAGTATTACCCACTGAAATATTTAATCTGTTTCCTGTTACTGCTATGTTTAAATCCTGTATGAAAGGACTTGAAAAAGGTGCTGCTGAAAATGACGTTGATCCAAATAACATTATGAGCTCCTACTTGTTTGAACTGGTGTCCATACCTGAGTTGCGCCCGGTAGTATACCATCCCATTTTTTGATATTAACAGATGTTGTTCCAACATTTAACTGATTTCCTGTAGGTAAAGCGGTTGCTGCAGCAGTGATTGTCACTGTTCCTGTTGCAAGATTAGATTGTTTTCCTGTAACACTAACCACTGCATTTGCTTTAGCAACTGCATTACCAATTGTTAAATTAGCTCTTGATCCAGTAACAGAGAAGTTTGCATCAGCAGAAATGGTGACATCACCTGTACCAATATTTGCTTGTGATCCATCTGGTAAAACAACTGCCGCAGCAGTAGTTGTTACATTACCAAGAGATACATTTGCTCTGTTTCCAGTAACAGGAACTGTAATATTAACTTTACTCTCAGCATTACCGATTGATAAATTAACTCTTGATCCTGTAAGAGCGACTAATGCATTAGCAACAATAGTTGGGTTACCGGTTGTAATACTAATTTGATTACCATCTACACTGACATTTGCATCAGCAGTAACAGTTACATTACCAACTGTGAAATTAACTCGTTGTCCTGTAACACCAACGTTTGCATCAGCAGTGATACCAACTGTGCCTGTGTTTAAATTAAATCGATTACCGGTTAATGGAACATCTACATTGATTGCAATACCAACTGTACCTGTTGAGATGTTGGATCTGTTTCCTGTTACACCAAAATTAGCATCAGCGGTAACTCCAACTGTGCCTGTATTAGTATTGATCCGTGATCCATTGACTTCTACGAATGCGTATGGAGGAATGCCTTGTGAAGCAAAGGCTGCTTCAGAGAAAGCCGTTGCACCGAAGTACATGGTCTATGCTCCTGATTTCGGATATTTAGTTTTAGTAGCTGTTCTTTTAGCTTGTAATTCTGTAAGTGTATCACCACCATCTAATAGTGCGTGAATACATTCTTCATGTGTTGGGTATTCTGCTTGTCTGTTTCTTTTCCATTCTTCAGCGTCATACTCTGCTTGTAGTTCTGTCATCTTAGCTTCTATGTCAGCTACTGGTATAGGTGTTGTTCCATCATGCCAAACTATTTCTCCATCAGCTTTTATAGTTACTTTTGCGTTAGGATTTATTTTTAATATTGCATCAATCATTATTGTTCTACCTCTGTAAGTGTTAAAGCATAAGATGCGTTGTCATGTACTAATCTAAAATTACTGCCACCAGGAGACATTATATAAGGTTGGAAAATAAGTGTGTCTGTACTTGTTGTTGTGTATGAACCACCAAAAGTTACACCAGCATATCTGTTCTCACCATTTTGAATATAACCAATATGATAAGCTAAAGCACCACTCATATCTGTATAACTAGCACTACCGACTTTTACTTTCATTCTTCCTCTACCATTGTCTCCACTTCCAGTTACATCACACATTGATGAACTAAAATCTACAATAATTAAATTACCAGATGCAGTAGGTGTAAGAGTTGCTGTAATACCACTTGAAGTTAAAGTCGTAGATGTAGTTTCAATATGACTAGCAGGATTTGCATAAGTTCTAACAACTTGCAAAACTTTCCCTTGTCCAGGTGCAACACTTGTTGGTATTGTCCCTGTTATTGCATTCGCTCCACCTAGTCTAGTTATTGCCATAATTTATCCTATCAACGCTTTAATTTCTGCGTCGTCCAATCCTAAATCTTTTAGCTTCTGTTTACCAGAGGCTTTTTTATCTATTGCTGCTTGTTCAGCATCTTTTAATTCTTGTATCTTTGCATTTACTTCAGCTTCTGTAGGTATAATAGCTGTTTCATCATTTAATTTTATATATTTGTATTGCATACGCTGAGAATTAGGAATTTTATTTCCATTATCATCATGCGTTTTCCAACCATACCATTGAGATTTATCTTTATTAAAATGTGCTAAAGCTAATTGTAAGTAATCCATTATTGACTATCTCCTAAACGAATAAATTTAAAACAAGTATAATTTACATCTGTATCTCCTTGAATACTACCAGAACCAATACTTGTTGCTTCAAAGAAAAGTTTTACATTTGTTGTATTAGTTACATTTACAAAAGCAAAACAAGAAGCTTGTTCATGTTGGCTATCAGTAGAAGCTGAAACTACATTACTTACTGGGTCATAATTAGAGTTATCAGTTGTTACATGTATTCTTATAATATGGTTATCTGCTGAAGCACCAGTACTATTCATTGTAGCAGTAACTTCATAAAGACCAGTTGAAGGAAAACTCCAATAACCAGAACTAACAGACATTCCTGTTCCTATTTTAGAAAAACTTGCATCATCAACTCTTTCTAAGTTAGAAGCTATTGGATTAGTATTAGAACTTAAATTTGCAGTTAATCTCCAAAAATCTGCTTCTGTAATTCCAGTATTAGGTAGGCTACTAGTAAATGTACCAGAACCATTTGAGGTAATAATATTATTTCCCCCTGAATCCTGAAGTTGGTCTACTTTTAAAATACTGCTCATACTATGCTCCTATTAATGCTTTTATTTCAGCATCAGTTAATCCTAAATCTTTTAATTTTTGTTTACCAGATGTTTTCTTATCTATTGTTGCTTGTTCAGCATCTTCTCTAGTTTGTTTATCTATGACTGCTTGTTCTTCTTCAGCCTGTCTTGTAGTAATTTCATTTGCTGTTAAATCAATTAATTTATTATCTAATAATTTTTTCATTATGATTTTTTAACTCCCAAAACATTAATTGTTACTTGTGCGAAATTTCCACTTGTGAAAAAAAATCTAATACCATTATGTGTTTCTGTTGCATCATTTCTTCTTCCAGTAAAATTGGTTGCTCTATTAGCATCAGATGCATTTGCAAAAGATATAGTTCCATTTAATCTTGTTGGAATTGTATTTATTTGAGGATTTGTAAAATCTATACAAGCTGTAAAACCTTCGTTAGCAGCATTACCCATTACAGTTTGTCTGTTTAATGTAATATTATCTTGTCCTGTTGATGAACCATCATCACTTAAACCAATTTCTGATGCTCCAAAATCATAATTACTTGTTACATCTGATCCATTATTTTGAAATCTAGCTTTTAATTGAACACTATCTGTTGCTGGTTTTCCTGTAATAAAAATTTTATACCAATCATAAGTAGATGTAATATATGTACTAGAAATTACAACTTCAGAAACATTTGTAGCTGATGCATTATATAATTCTACCAATCCACCAAAACCAGATTGAGTAGCACCCGTTCCTAATGTAATTGTCTCCCCAGATTGACCAAGTGTAATCGTCCCTGATCCAGAGCTAGTTGTTATTGTTCCTACTTTTAATGTTCCGTCTGCCATTATGCTCCTATCCTGTATCCATAAAAATATGTTTTTCCATCTGCCTCTAAGTTGACAGAACTTCCACTATCTTGAAACATTTTAAATGCTACTACATTACCAGCAGATAAATCTAAAACTGCATGAATGGTGCTAGAACCTTCACCACTACTATTTTGATTGAAATTAGTCTGTCTTATTATAGTTCCTCCAACAGTTAAAAAACAAGCAAGTCTAGTTGCTGAACCAGAAGCATTTGATCTAAAAGAAGCACCTACCATATACTTACCAGCTTTTCCTGATGGAACTGTAAATTCTCCAGTAGATGTACTATAAGCATTATCCGTATCAAGTTCTTCAGTATCACAAACTACTGTTACAGCAGAACTATTTGCAACACCTGTTTGAGCTGAACCTCTTTTAGCACTCCAAGCTGGACTCATATGTCCAGTAGCAGCTCCACTTTCAAATGTAACTGTAGAGGAGTTTGTAGAACCAATAGTTAAATTAGCTGTTCCTGATACTGTATCAATTGTATTTGTTTCTAACTTACTCATTATAAAATTACGAATGTACTCCCTGATGGAATCGTTATTGTGCCTGAAACTGTAACGGGTCCAACTAATGCTCCATTGTTTGAACCTGTCATATTAATATTTGTCCAAGTTTGATTGTTCTTTACAAAAAAAGTTGAACTTAAAGAACCTGCACTGACTGTTGAATCTGTTGGAGTTCCAATATCAAATACATCACCTAATACTGTTCCGAAAAAAGTATCTGAACTTGCAGGATTTGATGTGAAAGTAATCTGACTTCCAGATATTGTAAATGCGGATTGCGGCTCTTGGACAACTCCTGAAATAGAGATTATACAATTAGCTTCGTTTCCAGGAGACACAGCTGTGCCGTTAACCGTTAAGTTAAACGGTCCTGGTGTTGATCCAGTGAATGACCCTGATATGTCATCCAGTATTTGATACGCTCCTGTTTGAGGAGCTTTTCCAACGTAAGCCAATTGTTATTCTCCTTATTCAGTTGGGATCGGGTTTGCAGTCTTGACAGCTTCTACATGGTCTTTCCATGTAGTAGTACCATTAACATTGTCGTGGTACTGCATGTCGAGCTGTGAACCTAGATCACCGTAGGCGTTTTTTCTTGTAGCTCTTACTGCATTTTGTCTCTCTTCGAGATCTGCAGCAGAATCTACAGCGTTCAGTTGCTCATCAGTCGGTTTCGCTACACCTGACACATTCCATGTCTTGATGTAAGGGCCCTGACCGTTTGAGTCGTCCTGAAGCAAAACGTCAGTCATAAAGTCTACATTTGCTACGCCGTTGTTAGCGCAGTAAGTTTTGACTTTGCTTGATAGTGATGCCATAGTTTTTGTCTCCTTTGTTATCTTATATTATGGTTTGATTGGAAATACAACAGCATTTGCTTGTTCTACTGTCGTAATTCCTTCTGTTATATCTCTCAATTCCTGTCTGTAAGTAGTCATATCTGCTGACATTGTATTGTCAGACAATGCATGAAAGTCTGTGTCTTGTAGTAATTGATTTCTTTTTGATCTTAAATTTTGCATAGTGTTGTCTAATTCTACAGCTGGGAACTGTGCTTCTATGTCAGCTACTGGTATAGGTGTTGTTCCATTGTGCCAAGTTATTTGGTTAATGTCATCTGCATTTACAGAAAATTCTGCATTTAGATTTATTTTTTTAATTGCTTTTTCAATCATTATCCAGATACCTCCATAACAATTATGCTACTTGCACTTCTTCCACCTTCAGAAGCACTATCAACATCTGCTTGAGTTCTATTTATATAAAAAGAACCATTGCCATCTGTTTCGCCTTGTAATTTATACGTCTGTTGACTAGTACTTGCTGGACTATCTAGGTAATTTAAAAACCCCATAAATGCAGTTTCTTGACCAGCATTTGTTGCACCATTAAAATAATCATCTGCTGCAAAATAAGCAACTCTATGTCTATTACCAGCAGCGGCTCCTACATATGTAGATGTATTTCCACCAGATAATTGAAATTTTGGAGAAGCATTTATATCTGCTGACCAACAAAAACTAGCTGTTACTAATATTTTATTTGATGATGAAGATGGAGTTATGTTTACAGATAAATTAGATATATCTACCATGCTTTGGCTTGAACTACTTGTAGTATCTGTTTTAATTGCTTGAACAACTTGCAAAACACTACCAGCGGGTAGACCTGTAATTAAATTTTTTCCATCTATTTTACTTAATGCCATAATTAACTTCCTATCCTTTCAGCTGCAAAGTTACTTTCAGTTCCATTTTCTCCAAGTAAAACTTTACTACTTCCTGCACTTTGTTTGAAAAATGCTTCCACATAATCGTCTGCATCTAAATACATAACGACTTCTATTTGTTGTGTTTGATAATTACTAAATGGATAACCATTTGCTGTAAAAGCATAAGAACTTCCATTTTTATAAATAGCTACATTTCCAAAATTTGTATCAGTACACTGTAAATATCCATGTGCTGAAACTCTATAATAACCAGCTACTCCTGGATTAAAACGATAGTTAGTTGTAGAATCAAATTTTCCATTACTATCAAATATTTCAGTGTCAAAATTTCCTTTAGTCCAAGTATCATTTGAAAGAGTTTGATTTGCACTTAATTTAGCAGAAAAAGCAGGATAGTTAGTCTTCTGCGTAGTAAGATTACCCGCACCATCAGATCCGATAATGCTGTTACCGCCAAAGTCCTGTAGTTGATTTGCTTTTATAATTGATGCCATAATTATGATCCTATCCTGTATGCACCGAAGTATGAATTAGCAACAAATATACCACCAGTGCTATCTCCACTTTCCGTAAAACCAAAAATTTCTATGTAATCTCCAACAGATAAATCTATTGTTGCTGATATTCCTACTGTTTGATTTATTGGTTGGGATGAATTGTTATTATAATTTCCTTGATTTTTATAGTCACTTCCATTTTTATAAATATAAATTTTTGATTGAAATAGTTTATAAAAACTACCACTCTGTGTTTGTTGAGTACCTCTTGCATATATAAAATATTTACCAGCTTTTCCACTAGGAACTGTAAATCGATAATTTGTAGAATTATCATAAACAGAGTCTGTGTCAAATCTCTCTGTGTTAAATTGCATTTTAGTTATAGTAGTATTTGAAATATTTTGATTAGCTGACAAATACGTTTCAAAAGCAGGATAGTTTAAATTACTTTGCACAACACCTGAACCTAGAGTAAACGTATCTCCAGAACTACCCAGGGTTACTGTGCCGTTGTCAGCGATTGGTTCTATATTTGTTGTTTTAATTGTTCCCATTATGATCCTATCCTGTATGCTCCAAATAATGTTTTTCTACTTGGTGTAGTTCCAAAAAAATCTGGGTTACCACTTGTGTCATCTATTTGTCCAAAACCCTCTAAATAATCTGATGATCCATTCATATCTACAGTTAGAGTTGCGTTAACAGTACAAAAAGAACCTAAAGTATTTCCTCTAGCATCAATTTTTGATTGACTAATCTCTGACCCATTTTTGTATATAAATAAATTTAACTGATCTAAATTAGCACCTGCAATTGTATCTGAACCTAAAACTGCATAAACAAAATACTTTCCTGCTACTGTTGGGGTAAATCTATAGTTAGTAGAATTATCATAACAATTATCGGTATCAAAAACTTCAGAATTAAATTGTATTTTTGTAGTGGTATTATCCGTTACAGTTTGATTAGAACTTAAAAATGCTTCAAAAGCTGGATATAAAAAACTTGGTTTAGCTCCCGTTGCAGTAGTAATAGTATCCCCAGAGCTACCTATCTCTAAACTAGTTCCTGATTGTGGGTCTATTTTATCTACAAATAATGTTGCCATATTATACTACCGTTAATGTTCCTTGTACTGTTACTGTTGCTGTAAATGATACTGGACCACATAACATCATGTTGTCCGTTGCAGGAACTGTAATTGTTTCTGAAACTGTTGCTAGGTTTTTATATCCACCATTGATTGCAGAAATCATTCCTGCTTGAATACTGTTTTCTCCAGGGTTAATGCTACCTGTAGATTTACCTTGGAACACTACATAGATGTTTGCTGTGCCTGATGGTGGAGCTTCTGTAAATGCTAGAGTGGTACCACCTGATATTGAGTAAGCTGAAAATGGATCTTGTCTAACGTTTCCAACATAGACTTCTGCTTCTGCAGTATTTGAAACACTTTGACTTAATGTAAAATTTGTTGTTGAACCATTACCATTGAACTGTTGAGAGTTCATGGTATTTAAATTTTGTTTTGGAGCGTTTCCTAAATAAGCCATGATTCCTCCTACGTACTTATATCATCTACAGCGCCAACGACAGTATCTAAAGAAGAAGCTGTATCTGATTTAACATACAACTGATCTCCTGAAGCAAGTACTATCTTCGAGCCTCCATCAATAAGTTCCAATGATCCGCCACTTACAATCGGCGCATTTTTGATTAAATAATAATTAGCTGATGATCTTCTTATGTAAGCTTCAACATTAATTGTTGAAGTAGTGATGTTTGCCATTCTAACACTAATTAAAGTGTCAAAACTATTTGCAGCACCACCTAAAGCATCAACTGCTGAAGTTCCTGTTTCTCTTGTTAGATAATTTCTAAAGTTTTGTGCCATAATTTATTCCTTATACTACAAGGCGATCGACATTGCAATCACGAACCCATTACTTGGTACACCCACAATTGTATCTGATGCATCTTTAAATACCGCTTTACTAGCAGGTAAAGTACAAAATACATCTTTTGTGCCTGCTGAAAAGTTAACAGCGCTATCTGAGTTAGATGAAGAAATAATAGTTGTTCTAGCTAATGTTCCAGCCGCAACGGTCCCAAGACCAACTTCAAACTCTGCTCCACCTTGTAAAGATATTGCATAGTAAGTCGTATTACTATTTCCAATAGCAGAAGAAAAAGTTTCAAAACCAGTTACCGCTCCAGCCAAAGTGAATGTGCCGGTACCAGTAGTCGTACTTGTTTCTTTTACTCTGTCGTTTACTACTAACGCCATTTGTATTCCTTATAAATATTACGCGTCGCCAAGTCTAATGATTGCACTAGATGAATTAGCAGTTGGAAACTGAACAACAAAATCACCGTTAGTTGCAGTTTTTGATCCGCCGAAATCTAGAACTAATACTGCTTCATTAGAAGTCCCTTTATAAATCAGAGCACCTACTGCTGTTAAAGTTACAGATGAAAAAGTTAAATCTGCAAAGTCAACGTATGCAATATTACTTGCTACTGCTACACCATTATTTGTTAAAGTATTTCCACCAGCAGTATAACTTGTACCAGATGAAGAAACTTCATTACTAGTTGTATAAGCTGTTGTTGAAGTACTGAAACCAGATATATTAGTGTATAGTGCTAATTTGAAAGTTGATCCACCAGATGAATCAAAATCAAACACACCACCAAGTAGGTCTGTTTTAAAAGAGTCAGGTACTATATTAGCCATATTTTTTCTCCTTAATTATTATGGTGATGGCGACTTAATCTGAGAACGAATAGCGCCATCTTGCCATTCATCTCTACGTCTTCTACCTTCTTGTTCAATAGAGTACGATTTTGCAGCCCTTTTATATGACTGTTCATAGTATTGTAACAGATCCGCTGGACCTTTCAAGTATCCATATGCTTCTACCAGACAAGCATACAAAAGTAAATCCTGATATTTGTTAGATGTGTAAGTTCCTGAAGCGCTTACTGATGAGTCTGTAAGACTTGTTGGCTGTTTAATATAAGCCAAAGTAATTTCAAAAGTAGCGTTTGGTGTAGGTGCTACCACCCAAAAATTAGCGTCCCAGTTAGCATAATACTTAGGTAGGCCACTGGCTGTGCTAGGTGTGTTGTAATATTCTGTCATAAAACTAGTGTCTCTTTTTTCTAAAAACACCTGATTATTAGATCCATCTTTTAATTGAACATATCTAATCGCTCTTAAGTCCGATGGAATGGTGACATATCTGTTTCCAGACTGTAGGTTTGATGTAGCATAAAATCTATTATCATCAGAGTCTACTTCTCTATAGATTCTGTTCTCAGCATTTTTAATTATTGTGTTTAGAACACCTGTCGACAATACAGCGCTATCTACTTCTGTATAGTTTCTAATATCGTCCTGTAAGTTTGTAAGTGTATATGCCATTATGGTGATAGTGTAACCGGACCAGCCGATATACTTCCTCCTCCTATTTTTGCAGTTGCAGTTGCTGTGCCTGAAGCTGTAAATGTATAGTTATTAGCATTTGTAACTGTAATTGTAAATCCCGAAGCGTTATTAATATCTGTAGAAGTTATACCCGCACCAGGTTCACCGTCTCTAAATCTAACAGTATCACCTGTAGTTCTTCCATGATTATCTTCAAACACTGTAATAGTTGTAGATCCACTTACAGCAGACAATGGGTTTAAAGTTAATACTCTTGCAACAGCAGGCTCAACTCTTGCAGGTCTTGCATTTAATAAACCTTGTGGATCCGCTGAATGTGGTTTTGGTTCTAGCTGAGGATGTTTTGGTTCAAACTCTGATACATGAACTCTTGCTCCATTCCATTCTATTACCATTTCAGAATATGGAAAAGCTAATCCTGATCTATCTGATATAAATTGTGCATATTTACCTGAAGAAAGACTCGACATTAAGACTCCGGATAATAAACTTTAGGACTAATAAAAGTACTTGATGATGAGCCGTCCTCTTGTAGTGCTCTTTGTAATTCATCTTCATACAACATCTTTAACATTTGAACTCTGTCAGGTGCATTTTTAATTGCAAGATAGTAAGCTAAACCGGCAGTCATACATGGTACAAATCTATATGGTACATCTGCATCATTAGTATAGTCTCCGGCATCTTGAATTCTTTTTACATAGTAATAATTTAAAAATTTACCTGCCTCATTAGACCCAGGTGTTAAATATAAAGTAACTGTAATTTTATCTATAAATCTTTGAACAAAATATTGTGATGGTGTTCCAGTAGATGTTTTATTTGAAAACGCTTGATACTGTGATCTACTTACCTTTGTAAGAGGTGTATCTACATTTGAGTTTCTGTATGATGCTTCTAATATATCATCAACACCATAAACAGCTGTAGCACTTGAAGTGCCATCACTTGTTGATCTAAACATTGTATATGTTGCTTGATCTGCAACTAATGTAATATTATTGTTTGCAACTTCCCAATAATGTAACCCTCTATTGGCCCATTCTTGAAATAAAATATTAAGGGATCTTCTTGCAGATTTTAATTGATAGCCAGAAACACCTTGTATACCCAATCTTTCATAGGACTCTTCAACAATATCTGAAATAGAAAAACCTTTTTCAAAGGTAGTTGTACCCGAAGTAGTGTTGGCCATTTACTCTCCTATTTATCTATAATAACAGTTGCAGTTGCATTTGATATAGCAGAAACTGTCATTCCGCCTTCAAATAAGATTCCGTCTTCTGCTAGATTATAAGAAAATACATCACCTGCTGGTACATCTACTTGAAACTGTGTTACTGAGTTTCCATCTTGTAATGTAACTGAACCTGCAGAACCTGTTGATGCTAAAATAATTCCTCTTAATCTTGTTCTTCCTGCAAAGACTGATGTAGCGTCTGTTTTTCTAACTGCTTTTACGTCTGATTTCATTATCCTGTGTATCCTATTGTTACAGAGTCTGTAGTAGTTAAGTCTAAATAGACTCCATTTTTAAATCTTATACCAGAACCAGGTATCATTATATCTAATCCTTCATCACTAAATTTAGCTTGAAACTCTAAAGAACCTGTTCCGTCTGTTCCATCATGTAGTTTTACTAAACAATTAGTTCCACCATGAGCTTGAATATAAGTAACTCTACATGGTCCTAAATTTACACTTCCACCAGTGATAGTTTTAAATCTACCATCTGCTGTTAATGTTGTAAACTTTTGATCACTTATAAAAGATCCGCCGCCTGCCATAATTATTCTCCGTTAAATTGATGTGGGGCCGAAGCCCCACACTAATTATTTATTATGATTCTTTAGCAAAAGTTCCTCTAACTTCAGTAACTTGCCATGCAGTAGTTCCATCTAATGATGCAATTACAACATAGTCACCTTGTCTTGAAGTAGCTTTTGTATTGATTAAGTCTTTGTCATCTGTTGAAGAACCAGCGTATGTGATTCCATCAGAAGCGTTTGGACTGATCGTCATTGTGTTTTGTCCATCAGGCGCATTGTTTGCGAACTTGAATGAGTATCCAACTGCAATTGCAGGTAAAGTGAATACCACACCATCTGTTTCAGAAACAAAAGTTTTTCCTGAATCAGCGTTAGTCACAGTGTAACTTGAAGCTTTAGTTTCAATGTTAACACCTTCTTTACCTTGAAGTACTGGACCTGAAAATGTAGTTTTTGCCATAATTATATCCTCCTAGTTTACAGATCATAGTCTCTAGGCCGTCGACTATACGCGTCTATGATCTTTTAATAATTGTATAGTAAGTTTTTTATATACTAGATTTGAGTAGAGTGCAAGAGAGCCTACGGTATTTATGCATTTCAGCGATGTAGCTTTTGACTAAGTAGCTACAGAAACTTGTGGAGTAACACCTTCTACAGTGTTTTGTTTGTGAGCAATAGCTGCTTCTTCCAGCTTAATATCAGTGATGATCTGCTTAACTTTGTCATCAATTCTGACCATTTCAAGAGTATATCTACCGTTAGATAGATGCTCCTGTTCCCACTTCAACTCCAAGGACCTTTTTGCTTTGTATAGGTCTTGTATCATTACTAACTTCCTCATAAGTTATTCGATAAGGTCTGTCCGAAAACATTCCCGATGATTCCCAACTTATACTCTTTTCTCCCAGTTTGTCAACTATTGATTGTTCTAGTGAAACAGGATCATCATTAGAATCTACTTCAAATCTAGCGTGATGATCGTATGCGTATATGTTTACAAGGAATTTTTTCATGGTTTTGTCTTTCTATATAGTGATTGTGGCGGAACTATGTCCCGCCACAAAATTATTGATTAAGCACCTGGTGATGCAAAAATACCTCTAGGGTCTGATACGCCAAATACGTATCTTTCTCTAGCTTTGTATCTTACGTTTCCAGTATCGAAATCGCCTTCCATTTTAGTAGTCAATGGAGCTCTTTCCATATGCTTCATTCCGTTAGGCACGTCTGTAGTGATATAGAACGCATCTGTGTCAGTTAAGTAGTGGTTAACTGTGTATCCACCAGGAACCATTCCCATAGATACAAGTGCGTTAATATCATTATCAGCAGTTCCAACTCTTTGTGAAGACTTCATAAGTCTTTCAGCAGTGAATTGTAGTGCAGATGGAATGATCATCTTCACAGCTTTCGCAGCGATCTTTAAACCTCTTTCATCAGTAAGAGCAGCGATATCAATCATTGCTTGTTCTAATGAAGTTTCGTTTAAGTCCGCAGCTGTTGCCAATGTATTACTGAAAGTTCCAGAAATAGTTGGGTGCGAAGCGTTGAAAAGAGTTACACCATCTCCTGATTGGAAAGATCCACCAGGTAAACCATTGTTTAATGGTGCAGCTGCTTTAACTTGTTTAGTTTGAGCCATAGATCTTGCTAAAGCTTTTGTATATCTAGACGCAAGTCTGTCATACAAATTGTCCTCAATAGCTTCCTCAGTGATAGCAAACCCAAGAGCAATTGTC